TATTTTGCAAACTGGTATTGAAATAACTATAAGAAAAAATACAGCGACTACTAACATACAAAGAGGTGATTTATTATTTCTTATAAATGATACTAATAAATATAGAATCAATGAAATGTTTGAAGAAGATTTATATACTTTTAAAATATTAGCAGATAAACAACAATGAATAAAAAAAATTCAGCACAAATACGTCAACAAGACATAAATAAATTTAATCGTAAAATGAAAAAATTTAATCAATTTACTTTACCTAATAAAGGTCTTGATAAACAAATACAAATATTTGCTAATGAAATAGGAGAGTTATCAACAAATAAAGTGCCAGTTATAACAGGAAAACTAAGAGATTCAATACGGTTTGAATCTAAATTTCTTAATTATATAGTAAAATATATTATTAATTACGCACCTTTTGTAGAATTTGGTAGAGCAGGTAAAGGAACTTTTACTGGTCAAAGACCATTTTTTAGACCAGCGATAACTCAAGCAAAAATTAATTTTATCAAAAGAATTAAGATTAGACTCAAAGAATTAGTTAAATGAAAGATCCATCACATTTTGTAAGAAAAGCCGTCTATGACTCTCTAAATGGCAATGTGACATTAAATTCTGCTAATGTGCCAGTATATAATGTTGTACCATCATCAGCGACAACACCATATATACTTATTACTTCATTACAAAATGATATTGTTGAAAATATTAAAGATACTTTTTTAATGCAAGTGCAAACACAAGTGGATATTGTTACTGCATTTGATACTAATACAGGTGGTCAATTAGATGTTAATTTAGCAATGAATCAAATTACTAATTTACTTGTTAGTAGAAATTCTTTTTTTGATTTATCTGCAAATAATTTTAAATGTGTCTCTTCACAAAACAATGGTATCGCGTATATTACAGATGATACTGATACTGAAACAATATTTAGAGGAGTATTAACTCTTATAAACGATGTAGAACAATTATGATATTAGAATTGTATAGATTTAGTTCACAAAATGAAAGTACTTTAGGAATTTTATATCTTTTAAATAATGAAACAAACCAAAAAGATTTTCTATGCTTTACTCTCGAAGATGAAAAAAGGTCGGTCAAAGTTCATGGAGAAACTCGCATACCTGAAGGCACTTATAAGATTGAATACAGAAAAGAAGGAGGTTATCACAATAAATATACAAAGCGTTTTCCAAGCATTCATAGAGGTATGCTTGAAGTTAGGGATGTGCCTAATTTTACTCACATTCTTCTGCATTGTGGGAATACTGATAACGATACAGATGGTTGTCTTCTTGTTGGAAATGTTATATCACAAAATATTACAAAAGATGGATTTCTAGGGCAATCAACAGATTGTTATAAAAGAATTTATCCAATATTAGCAGACATTTTAGATAAGCAAAAACAACTATCAATTAAAATAATTAATTTTGAAGAAATCTAAAGATATGAATATGGATGATATAACAAATAAAAAGGTTGCTGTTGATTTAGATGGTGATGGTAAAAGCGATTTCAAAGTGGACATAAAGTTTTTAGGTCTTTTAGTAGGTGGTATTATATCTCTTACAATGACATATTCACAGCTTACATCTGAAATAGAAATTGCTAAATCACTTCCTGAGTACAAAATAGAGCAGGACGATACTAAGGTAATCAATCAAAAAATTGATTACTTGATTAGAGAACTAGAAAAATACGAAGAGCAAACTAATAAAAGGCTTGAAGGTTTAGAGGATAGAGTATATAAAAGATGAAATTATTAAGTGATATAAGTCTCTCTGATGCTGATGTAAATAAGCAATTAAAAACTACGCAAACCATTTCTAAGATAAATACACTTATGGATGTTGCAGATGGTCTTAAAGACTGGGAGGGTGTACAGAGAATAGAAATATTTTTAAGGATAGAACATAAATTAATAGATTTAATAGATGAATTGTAATGAACATACATTGGGAGAATTTAGATTTTGCTGTAATAGCTGTGACACTTGTTGGTGCTTTGCTTGTTGGGGGTCTGATAATATATGTGTGGCTAACAGATGAAGATAGATGAATAAGATTTTATCAAAATTATTTGGTGAGACTGCTAGTGGTATAGCTAATATTGTTGATAGGTTTGTGCAGACAAAAGAAGAAAAGCATAAAGCAAACCAAGAGATACAACAACTATTTCAATCATTTGAGATTGAGATGCAAAAGAATACTACAGAGAGATGGAAGTTTGATAGCACGTCAGATTCTTGGCTTTCTAAAAACATCAGACCTATTGTATTATTGATTCTAGTTATCTCAACTATTTTATTGGTTTTTATAGATGCAGGTAAAATAGAGTTTGAGGTCAAAGAGAGTTGGGTAGATTTGTTGCAGATAGTTTTAATTACTGTCATAGGTGCATACTTTGGTTCTAGGGGTTTAGAAAAATATTCTAAGAAGTAATGGCTAAAAGATTTTTACCTAGAGCATACGAGCCAAAACCAAAGAAAAAAAGAAAAGGAGTACATAGTAAAAACAATCATTCTAATAGTAAGACATCTAAGAACTATGTTAAAAAGTATAGAGGACAAGGAAGGTAAGGTTTGTCAAACTTGCAAAAAGCATAAATCATTAAGCAGATATTATAAAAGAGAAAATAAAAAACCTGAGATTCATTGTAAAGACTGTAGAAATATAGCAAGAGAAGAGAGACATAGATACTGGAAACAACAATTTATTTATAAGCTAGCTACTCACGTAGATATCAAATGCGTTAAATGTGGATATGATAAAAACTTTAGTGCATTAGACTTTCATCATACTAAAAGAAAAAGATTTGCAATAGCTAGAGAGATAAGAAACTTATCTGAAAAAAGTTTCTATGACGGTAAAGTTGATAGAATACTAACAGAGATAATGAGCAAATGTGAGATACTGTGTAGCAACTGTCACAGAGTACATCACAACAAGCACATAATGAAAATGAAAAAATAGTATATTTGTAAATAAAATATTCTTATGGGTACATCATTAACTGGAGTAAATATATCATCATCATATTTAGGATTGCTAAAATCAACGGATTCATTAGCAATATCAACGTCTGCAAAAAGAATAACAGATGGTGCAGGTAACGACTTACCTATCAAACTATCTACTAATCAAATGTTATTTAATGCAGGAACTGCGTCTGCACCTGCTTTATCATTTGATGGTAATTTATCAGAAGGTTTCTTTCTGCCTACTGATGAAAATATTGGTGTTGCTATAGCAGGCTCAGAGGTAGCTAGGTTCTTAAGTACTGGGTTAAGTTTGACATCTTCTAAATTAACATTAAGTAATGACCAAAAAGTCAGATGGACATCTGATGATGTTTATATACAAGGAACAACTGCTAGTGATAATATTCAATTAGGTGTCGGTGGTTCTACACAATTTACTTTCGCACAGACTACTGGTATGAGATTACATCAGTACGGTAGCGGTAATATTACTGGTACAGTAACGCAGAGACTTGGTGTAACATCAGCGGGTCAAGTTGTTGAGATACCTATTGGTGGTGGTGCTGTGGATGGTTCAGGTACAGCAGGTAAGATAGTGAAATGGTCAGACACAGATACGATTACTGATTCTGTCATAAGTGAGTCAAGTGGTAACATACAAATTCAAGGTTTATTGGGTGTTGGTCTTGTACCTGAATCAGCAGTTCAGTTATCTGTTAATGGTCAAATAGGTACAAGTAATAATGGTAATGCAGGAGCTCCTGATTTCACTTTCTATGGTGATGATAATACTGGTATGTATAGAGTAGGTGCTGATAGTTTAGGTTTTACAACTGGTGGAACAAATGCACTTACACTTGATTCATCACAAAACGCAACTTTTGCAGGTACAATAACAAGCTCATCTGGAACATTATTATTGACTAATGGTTCAAATACAAGAGGTTTATCAACAAACGGTTCTGGTCAATTACAGATAAGTAATGCAGCAAATAGCGCTGGTGTTTTATTTTTAACAGATGACTCTTTAACTCTTGGTTCAGCAGCGGGAACTGGTTCACATTCATTATTTGCAGGAGCAGCAACCTTTTCAGGTGATGCAATCTTTGGTGGTACATCATTTGAAGATAATAACAGCCTTGCAAGAAAAATAGAAATTGCTTCTGCAAATCCAGTAGGCTTAATATTAAATGATACTAGAGACACGCATCCAATGTCTATCACTAATGATGGTGCAGTATTAAATTTAAGATATAATACAACTGCGATTTTAAGTATGGATGGTGCTTCAAGTGCTTCAACTTTTGCAGGTGATGTCGCAATTAAAAGTGCAGGTGCTAATAATACTCCTGCCGATTTATCTTTATGGCACGCAGACGTGTCTATTGTAAGTGGTGATGGTATTGGTGTAATAAGTGCAGAGGGTTCTGATTCAGGTGGCTCACCCCCTTATCAAGGTGCAAAAATATTATTTGATGCGTCAGCAGATTGGGATACTAGCTCGTCGAATTATTATCCAACAAACATAAAATTCTTTACACAAGATAATAGTGGAACTGATACTATAGCACAAGGTGCTAGACTTACAATTGGCTCTGACGGCAATGCAACTTTTGCAGGTCAAGTTGATAGTGATAATATTACAGTTGGAAAATCAGATGGCAATAACAGTTCAATATCTTTAACTGCAAATACTGGCAACTGGACATTTACAAATGTACAAGCAAGTAGAAATCTTGAAATATCTGATTCAGATGGAACAGGTGTTGCTTTGACAATAGACACAAACGCAAACGTAGGTATAGGAACAACTTCGCCTTCATCTAAATTAGTTGTTAGAACAAGCACAGACCATAATCTTGAAGTGGAAGAAACTGGAGGAGAATTAAGATTATCAGCTTTAAACAATGCAAGGTCTGCTAATATAGGTTTACAATTTGCAGCATCAGAATTTAATTTTTTAACTGGAAACGTAGGCATAGGAACGACTTCGC